GCTGGAGCGATTGCCGGATCCTTACATCCAGATGGATATGTAGATATTTTTTTTAAAAACAAATTATATAAAGCCCATCGTTTGTTTTGGTTTTTGCAAACTGGACATGACCCTGGGGAATTGACTATTGATCATATTGATGGAAACAAATCAAATAACAAGTTTTTAAATTTAAGGCTTGCAACTCAATCTCAGCAAATTTGCAATACAACTAGACGCTGCGACAACTCAAGTGGACACAAGGGCGTTCATTTTAACAAAAAAAGGCAAAAATATGAGGCATACATTAAGATTGACAAAAAACAACTATCCTTGGGTTATTACAAAACTTTTAAAGAAGCAGTAGCCGCCCGTCAAGCCAAAGAACTTGAACTTTTTGGCGAATTTTCACCCCTTCACCGTTTGAACAATGACAAACTCCTCCTTGACCACGACGAGCAACAACTCAGTGTTTTCTGGCATCCAAGCTTTCGAGGACGCCCAGCGGATTGCAAAGGCTTTGGCCAGCAGCACGCTGATTCCAACTCAGTTCCAAGGGCAACAGGGTTTTGCCAATTGCCTTGTGGCGCTTGAGATTGCTAACCGGATGCGCATCAGCCCGTTCCTTGCGATGCAGCACTTGCATGTGATCCATGGCCGGCCAAGCTGGAGCAGCAGCTTCATTATTGCGATGGTGAATGGTTCTGGCCGTTTCAGCCCGCTGCGATTTGAAATCAGCGGCGAGGGTGAAAGCCTGGCTTGCTATGCGATGGCAACTGACCTGGCCAGTGAGCAGGAGCTGAAGGGACCGACGATCACGATGCTGATGGCAAAAAAAGAAGGGTGGTCCACAAAACCCAACAGCAAGTGGGCAACGATGCCGGATTTGATGATTAGGTACAGAGCCGCTGCATTCTGGGGGCGTCTCTATGCTAGTGATTTGCTGCTTGGCATCCAGTCGCAGGAGGAGGTAGTTGACGTTGAACTTGTCAATGTTTCTACCAACCTTGATGAGCTGAATGCAAAAATCCAGCCACCTACCCCGGTGGTGCAAGCCGCTCCAGAGGTTGTCGATGAGCTGTTCTGAATTTTTGACTGATGTGCAACTTGCTGAGCGGTGGCATGTTCACCGCGAGACGTTGATCCGATGGCGGTCCCTTAATAAGGGTCCTGCTTATTCAAAGATCAACGGTCGTGTGCTCTACCCCTTGGCCGAGGTGGAGCAGTTTGAAAAGGTCAACACCAACACCCCTGACAACAAATGACTTTCAAAGCTAACGGTGCATTGTTTAAGAATACCCCTGAGAAATTACAGGAGCGTTTCAAGGATCGCTACGACCCAAATCGTAATTATCCCGGTTATGACGGTGTGTTTAGCATCAAGGAAGAGGACCGGATGGCATTTGCCAATTATGTGATGAATGCGGCGCCAAATGATCGAGGCGAAATCCCGGTGAAGATTAGCGGGTGGCCCAAGCAGTCGAGTGCAGGGCAGACGTATTTGAGCCTTGCGTTTGAGCCTGACTTCAAGACGCTGAAGGCACTGCAGGAGACGGAGGTTCTGGGCCAGGCGGCTAGCAGCCTTGCTGCAGCTACTGGTGGAACTGAACTGTTCTGATCGGTAGGAGGATGACCCGTGCAGGAAACTGACACGGGTTTTCTTGTGTAAAGCTTTACAACAAACCTACCGGGCGCCACCTGCGGTGCCCTACCTTAGGTTCATGCCCAAACCGGGCGCTACCCAAAACTCATGCAAGCAACTGTCTTATCAAGCAATTATGTTGTCCCAATTGTTTCAACCAGTTGGAGCACATACAACCTAAGCCCAAGCAATCGCGGCATGCCACGCACTGCTGCATTATGGCGGTTTAATCTTAATCAAAAAGTCTACGTTCGTAATTGGCCATCCAAGGATGTTCTGTACATCAAGAACAGAGTTGAAGGTCAAACCTGGCCGCATTACATCTGCCACAATGCTGCAGGTGATTGCTTTATGCTTTCCCAGCTTTACTTGTCCTCCAAGACAATTGAAACGCGATGAAACCATTGCGTGAGCGGATTGCTGATTTGATTAATACCAGCAGCCTTTATGAGCAAGGTTGCCAAGACGAACGGCGACACATCAAGATGCTGCTTAAAGTGCGCATGGATGAGCTACACCACAATTCAGTGGCATGGCAGGAATGCCGCAATTTGTTGTTTCACCTTCAAGAAAATGAAACCCCATCAACTTGACCTGCAACGCACCACCATGATGGAGGCGCTGTACGCCAAAAGTGGCCGCGCCGCCCTACCACAGGGGCACCCGCTGCGCTCCACCTACACCGGGTTATGGCAGGAGTTTTGCTCTGACATCGGCCCAAACTTCAGGGATGCCGACTACGAGCAGCTACACATTGACGTGTGCGAGGCCATGGATGACACCGGGTCAATCATGACTCCAAAGCAAGCGCAGCAGGCGATCGCTATATGCCGCCGCTACCTGCTAGGGAAGTGGGCATGAGGAGGCTCCTGCTACTGCTGGCCATGCTCGCCGCACCAGCCCAAGCCCGGACCGTGACTGCAACGGTCTACGACCCGTGGTATGACGGTCGTGTGGCGTATTGCGGCAGCACCTACCGCCACTGGGGGTTGTCCGCCGCACACCCATGGATTCGCTGCGGCACGCTGGTGACAGTCACCCACAAGGGGCGATCGCTGGTAGTACCGATCACTGACCGCTGCGACTGCAACAGCATCGATCTGTCAGCAGGTGCCGCCTATCGCTTACGAGTGCCACTTGATGGGGTAGCAAAAGTGGGGATTTCTTACTGATCATGCCTAACACCTTCACCGCCAGCGGCCTGCGCATTGAGCGCCGCCACGATCGTTGGAATGGCACCAGCTATATGGCATGGCGGCCGCATGTCTCGATGCTGTTTACCGACACCAAGGAGATGCTGCGGTTTATTGGTTGGCCTCGCAAGACGCCGACGGGTGATGCGATACGCACCTGGCTGGCCGATGCGCCAACTGAAGCGCCACCAGCGGCAGCCGGTACTGATGCCAGCGGGTTTGGCCCTGATCCAAAAGACCCAAACTACCAAACCAAAACTATTATATGAATTGCCCTAAATGCAACCATGATACGGTATTTGTTTTGCAATCAAATACCATGCGGCCAAATCATACAACACGGCAGCGCGTATGCAACGATTGCAAGCACAAGTGGTATACGATTGAACTTGAAATTGAGTCATGGGCTGTTGGATGGGAAAAGTTAAATTTACGCTTTGGCGGCAAGCCAACAGTGCGTGTTCCAGTATCACTTCTCTATGGTGACGACAATGACTGATTTAATCAATCATCCACCGCATTATACCGGTGGAAAATACGAAGCAATTGACATTATTGAAGATGCTATTTCCAATGCTCCTTCTGATATTGTTTGCGGCTACCTTCAAGGTCAAGCCCTTAAGTATCTGCTAAGAGTGTGGCTGAAGGGTACTCCACTCGAGGACGCACGCAAAGCGCAATGGTACATCAACCGTCTTATTACTCATCTTGAACCATGAACGCTCCATTCCTGTCTTGGCTTGAAAATGCAGCCATTCGTTTTTTGATTAGCAGCCCACGCATCAGCATGGTTCATGTCAAACAACATGGCACCGCAGCGTTTTATGGCGTCAAGGATAGGGATGACCCTACCAATGCTGGCATCTGGGAAACGGACAATACAGAGCCAGCGTCGATGCAACTGGAGCGTTTGTATCACGCGCCTTCATTTGGCAGGAAAGATGATTAACCTATACAATGGTCGCGTAATTATTCAACGTCATTCTTTAGCAGAAAATTGGTCTGCAAGAATTAAGCTGCCCAATTGTGAACCAGTCATGATTGACCTTGGCACACCAGATTTGCGGGCAGCATTTATTTGTGCTCAATACAACTACTTAGCATTGTACAGTGGTAAATCAATAGAAGAAATTGAAGAATCTTATCAAGGAAAGCCTAAGTGCTGGTCTTGCATCCACTGGACACCACGGTCTGATGCATGCAGCCTTGGCTTCCCCGAGGCGCGAACCAACAAGGGTCGCTACGCTAGGAAATGCTCGCTGTATGAAGACGATGGAACGGAAAGTACTGGACCACCTTGATCGCGGTGGAACACGCTGGATTGATGTGGTAGAGGGCGATGACGGGATGCCATTGTATAGGGCATGCGGCCAAAATGGTGCTGTTTGCCGTTATACGGTAGACCTATGGCAAGCGGAAATTTATGTCAACTACTACTGATTGGTCCATGCCGTAATTGCTTCTTCTCGTTTTGCACAATAAAAAGTTTGATCTTGATACCAATCTTTCCAATCTGTATGCTGCTTATGACTATTACAAGCTAAGCAACAGCTAATCAAATTTGAACGTACAGTTAAACCACCCTTAACTTTTGGGATGATATGATCCAGCGTTGCCGATCTACCCAGTTCAGCGCAACAATAAGCGCACTTCCACTCCCACACAAGGTGGATTTGATCACGAAACCGGAGCTTTGCTTCTTTCCTCGGGATCAGGTTCGTCCCGTCGATCTGGTGATCCATTGCAATTGTCTGGCAAGGGGAGCAGTTCGACTTCAAGGTTCAGCACATCATCATCATTGTGGATGAATTCTGTGATCTGTGCGTAAAGGTTGTCGCAAAGCTCTTCTGGATCCGTCTCAGATCGAATCACCACTTTTGCGGTAATTTCCACCAGATACGCTTTCATGTGAGCAGAAGCCGCAGCCCCTATCGTAGCCACCACTATCCAGCAAACCATGACCTACATCCTTGACCTTGGCCTGTGGCACGTAGGCCCATTCGCGACCCACATCGCGGCGCAGCATTGGGCTGAAACCCATGGCGTTGATACTTACAAGTTGATCCCGCTAGATGATCCAGCCGAAGCGCCTGCTAAGGTCTTCCGCTATCGTCAACCCTTGCTTGCCGTTACGCCCAGATCGCAGTTGTAGCGGCCAGTTTGAGCGTAAGTGCTTTCGGGTGTGCCTGACACCAGAATAAATTTCATCTGACCAAT